TCGGAAGTCATTACATTAACACTTCCTACATTGCTTATACCTAATTCAAACATTTTTACTCCTCATATGTTACACCTGCTATGTCTTCTCTGCCTACTATGTTAGGCTTTTCTTCTATTGGATTTGGTGGTTCTAGCTTAGACTTTCGTGTAATCAACATACTACCTTGTGTTACTGTTGAAACAATAGGATCATCTAGTCTGTGATAGCCATATAATTTTTTATCATCTGGAACATTAGTGTCCAATAAAGAAGAGTTATGAGCTATATGGATTTTTATTCCTTTTGCAGTAGCTATAGCCAACCAGAATTCACAACAAGCTCTACCAGCTTCGGCAAAGGCTACGTTTTTGTGAGTAAAATCAATACCATATAAATGAATATCCGATACTTCTTGTGCTACGGCATAAGCAATACTGTAGGCAACAGTGTTATTTAAGTATGCATATTTAGTTTTTTCAAGAACTTCTTGCAATGGATATTCAACAACATCTGGACATCTCTCGTCTAAGATACACGAAAATATAGGTATATTTAACTTAGCTTCTAACCTTTGTTTCATAATATCTGTTTGCTTACCTGCAAATTTTTGATCCAAGAAACGAGAAGGTGGATCCATCATAAACACTTTATCATGATAAATAACACCAGACATAGCATTTATTGCCCAGACTTCATCAAAATGTTCACTTCTAATTTTGGCTAATATATATTCTGAAAAGCTATTACCTAGCCCAACAATTGCTACGCTTTTATCTTTCACTTTGGTACCTTTACTGCCTTCTTCCCAATCCGACTCTAGGTAATCCATCTCTGTAAGCATCGCTATTTTCTTGACCTTCACCATAAACTTTAAGTCTGCTTATGGCTTCTCCGTATCTTTGTGTGTATAAAGCTAACATATCTGCTTCACCCTTCATAAAGGTGTAAGCTTCAACTAAGCAAGCATATAACAAAGCATCAGGAGCATTCTCACTTAACCATGTTGTACCACTATCATCAGTTGTTATTGATGCGGGTCTATAGAAATAATGTAATTCGACAGTGTAGTTTGAATCTGGAGTAGGTCCAACAATAAAGTTGTCTACGTCAAAAGAAGCATAATATTTTGGTGAACCAGTAGTTGCTGGATTAGGATTATACTCTTGTATAAAATTCACATCTTTTTGTAGAAGAAATACATTTTCACTGCTTGCATTTACATAAGATAAGGAAAAAGAGGCTAAGTAATCTGAAGGCTTTTGTAGAAATTGATTACTACTACTCATTGAACCAGTTACGTTTTTTCTAAAATAATCTAAATCAACAACCTTAAAAATTCTTTCTTCTGCATTTTTTATAATGAAGTCGAGTTCACCTACAAAAGTTGACTCACTGTTTTGTGTCCAATCTTGTATGGATTGTTTTAATGTTGTTAATGTAAAACTCATGATATACTCACTGTAACTGTTCCAACACTAGCCGTAGCCTCATAACTTGTCAACTTTTTTCCTATGATTCCGTCACCCGTGCTTGTGTAAACTGCAAAAATTCTTAATTCTTTACCTTGATGTGGTCGTGGTTGATACAAGGCTGTTGGATCTGGGCCTGGGTGATTAGGCTTTAATTGAGGATGTTTTTCTTCATACTCATCAGGACCTACTTTCAAACCATTCCATTCGGTTTTCATTTCTCGTAAACGATAACGAAAACCAGAACGATCTGAAAAACCCCATGCTTTTTTTCCTGTTGCGTACCTAGCCATTTTTCTTAAAACTCATTTTAATTTTTTCTTCTAAATGACCAATCATAACCCTTCTCATGTATTCAGCTCTTGATAGATCTGTAAATGAATATTCACGAATATCATCATTATCAACTCTAATAGAAAAATTATAGAACGCTCCAGACTTCTTGATAGTAGAAGCACTACCAGAAGCTATCTTGCTTGTGTTGACCAATGTTCCAAATTTTGTTTCTATTATATTTGTCATTTTAATAACTATAGTAGGACATGCTAGGTGTTAATTTTAAAGGAGTACTATTAGCATCCTCGGCTGCTGCTCTTTGAAATTCTTCTTCATAGACTGATTTTAATAGTTGAACTCTCTCTGGTGCTCTTTTCATCGCTAAATAATAAGCAAGACCTGCGACAGCACATGGTAAAAATCTAAATGGAGCATCGTTTGTATTGATTAAAGCATCTGCATCTTGAATACGGCTTACATAATAATAAACTAATGTGTAAGAAGCATCTGGAGTAGACCATAAAGTTATTGTAGGAATAGTTTGCCTATCAAAAAAGTATTGACTTGGTTGTCCGCTACTAGCTTTGTTAGGAATGGTTAGATATTCACTTCTACTCATTTGAGTTAATGTAAAATCTGTACCACTACTATTTCTTAAAACAACTTCCAAGAGATCGACATAAGTAGCATCGAAAGAATAAGTTGCCGTTCCAGAAGTAATAGATGTAGTAGCTTGTGTAACTGTCCACATATTCAAACCTCTGTTTGCCCAATCAGCAAACATAAGATTCAAAGAACGTCTAGCAGTCTTTGCATCGTAGCCAGTTCTTAATTCTAAACCACAACGCTCATAAGCCTCTTCTATTATTTCACCGACATCTAAGTCGAAATCTCTTGAATTTGATGTTGCCATTTATTATGTAGACCCCATCATAGATCTTCTTTTTCTCTTGGCTTGTAAAGGTGTCCTAGTTATACCTTGTCTTGTCTTTTTTGGAACTTTTGTAGTCATAGCTTTAGAACCAAAACCAGTCTTTGCTTTTTTCTTTTTAACAGAAGAACTAGGTCCATCGACACCTGACCTAGATACTTTTAGAGAAGGCACTATTTTATTTTTACCTCTATTCGGGGCTGGTGGTGGGGCTTTAGGAACAGAAGATTTTTTTACAACTTTCTTTACAACTTTCTTTCCGTCTTTTCTTGTTAAGCCTCTTTCTTTATTTAAGAAGTCTCGTAAAGACAAACCAGATGCTTTTAATTCTTTTGCAGAAACAATTCTAGGCTTGTTTGTTTTTGTTTTAGGCTTAGTCTTATTAGACCCGGCAAAATCTGATTTATCTTTTGCTTTACTAGATATTTTTGCAATATTAGTGTCCGCAAAAAAAGTGGTCTTTCCACTAGAAGCTCTTGGTTTCACTCCCGCATCACTAAAAAAAGTGTTTTTCATCTTTGAAGTGTTTGTTTTTATTTTATTCTTACCCGCAAAATCTGATAAGTCTTTCTTTTTTTTGTCTGTTGAAAAATCTGACTTATCTTTTTGTTTTTTCTTTAATCTTTTTGAAAAATCCGTTTCCATTATTTTTTCCTTCTCTTTAGTGATGCTACTCTTCTAGGCTTACCCGAAGGTTGACCCAACTTATTCTTCTGATTTATTCTACTACGTTTTTCAGCAGAAGTCATCTCCGAAGACGTTTTCGGAGTTTTAGAAGAAACTCTTTTACTAGGACGGCAATAAGGTGTACTTCTCTTTTCACCTTTTTTACGACCACATGCTTTCCCCGTCTTTACATCTTTCCAATCTTCTTTAAACCATCTTTTTAAAGCTAACCCTGCTTTGGTTTTTCTTACTGCCATTATGAATACTTTGTGACTTTACGTCTCTCGTTTAAGACTTGACCACAACCTCTTGCAATATTTTTATTATTTGATTTTCTTTTTGTAAAAGCTTTACCTTGTTTAGCAGTAATCACACCACCTTCTGCTTTTTTCTTGGACTTATTACCATAGTTTGCAGCACCAACCTTTCGGCATTTTGCGATGGCTCCTCCAGCATAAGCACTTGGAAAAACTTTAAATTTTGCTTTTACTTTGTGATAACATGCGTCTTTTGGCATATCTTAACTCCTCTAGTCCACTAACTCTATAACATCTACAAGACCATTTTTTCTTTCCACATTTTAAACAGTACTTAACAGGGCTTCCTCTGAATATTTTTTGTTTTTCTTTTTCTTTTTGGTCGTTTTTTATTTCCACTTGAAACCGACTTTGCTATTTGTTTGCTCATCGAGCCTCTCGACATAACCATCTTGCTTTCTCCTAATAAAATCTTCCCATAGAGGTTTTATCATCTTGTGGTTTTCAGATACTTTTTCTGCCATAATAGCTGTTCTTTTATCAACCTCAATTAAAGTTGACACAGACCATCCAATCGCACCTGCAAATAAAACTATCATTACACCAGTTGAAATCTCTTTAGTGTTCATTAGCACTTCCACCTTCTTCTAGCTTGTCTTAACCTACTATTAGGATTCTTTGCAGCTTTAGGAAATTGTTTCATTTGCCCAGCTGATCGTGCACAATATGACTTACGTCTTTTTGCAGCAGTGCTACCTTTTTTTACTTTACCAGTAACAGCCGTTTTTAGTTTACTTCCAGGGTTGTCTCTACGATATTTTTCGACACCCTTTTTAGTCATTCCCGCCCCACTTTTAGTAGAGCGGAAATACTTTTTAGTTTTTGGAGGTTGATTATCCCTCTTTTTATTCATGACAAGAATATAGTCAGCTTGTTACCACTGCCAGTGAAGCCATGTATGTATGCTCCACTTTCAGCTAACACACCAGCATCTGGAATGTTTAAGGTATGTAAACCAGTAGGAAAACTTTGAAGCAATATAGTTGCTCCACCTGATCCATCTTTAACAGTCAACACACCAGCAGAATTACCAAAGATTACAACTTGTCTTATCCTTGATCTAGTAGGTCCTACTACTGCTGCATCATCTCCTTGGTCATGGTTAAACGCTTTTACATCAGATCTAGATGCCATGCTAACCTCCTATTAAGCGATTTGAACATATTCAATAATGAATGTGAAAGATCCCGCTGTTGTTGCATCAACTGTGTTGGTAATGTTACAGAAAATAGTTCTTGCTGTGTCTGTGTACTGAACAGAAGCTGGAGCAGTTGTACCACTTTGTGTTTGTGCTACCAATGTTGTAGTTGTGACGTTATGTACTACTACAGTTGTGCCACCATCTAAAATCTCATCAGTGACTGCTGCAACGATTTGAGCACCAGAACTAGATGTACCAACCTCATATCCAATGTCACCAGTTCCAATAACGGGAGCAGTGTCACAAAAGATTTTAATGTCGGTGATAATTGTATTAGCAGGTTGTGTAAATGAACCGATTGTAGGACTGTCTCCAGCAGTAGAATTTACGGTTACGCCTGTTGCATAACCAACATGCTTTACATATTTGTTTGTTACAATTCCAGTCGAGGCAGTGCTTGCTACAGTTGTAATAGCACCAGTTGTACCGTCTTTTGAAATTACGTTAAATCCACCCTCGGATCGGACTGGACCTGAAAAAGTTGTATTAGCCATATCAATCTCCTTGTCTTGGCAAATGTCAGTCAGTTTATCCGACTGTCAAGGTTTAGTTTATTATACACAAAAAAGGGCAGTATGTAACTGCCCTTTCTTTAAAGTTTTAATTAAGCTTACGCTCCTGGTGAACCAAACACGGCACGAGGATCAGAGAAACCAAAAGAATATCTTTCTCTTGCTTTATATCTCATGTTTCCTGTCTCGAAGTCTGGATCCATCGCAGTAGCTAAAGACATTCTTTCGAAGTGCTTTAGACCATTTGGTGCATCTGTCTTAATGAAGAAAGCATCTGTATCAGTCAAGAAGTCATTGACCACATAACCATTTGGTAACATGCCCATTGACTGCATAGCGTTGACATCGTTGTCTGCTGTTCCTGGTCTCATATTAGAAGCCATCAATCTTTCTGCTACAAATTGTAACTGACGAGGGATAATTAACTTCATGCCTCTTAAAGCAATGATTAATCCTCTCTCATCTGTAAAACCTGCAATATTGATTAATGCATCTTCTAAAGATGTTTCGTTAAGATCTGCTGCTGCAACATTGTCTAGAGTTCCACCATTTGTTAATGGGTGATCTGCTACACATAATGCTTTTCCGTCACCACCTGTTACACCAGTGTCGAATGCATTATTTAATACACCTGCTGCTTTTACTTGCTTAGTATGTGCCATAGATCTTGCAAGTGCTCTTGTATAACGAGAAGAGATTTTGTCATAAAGGTTATCCTCTACGGCTTCTTCTGTTATTGAGAACGCCATTGCAACTGTCTCATGGTTATACCTTGCAGTATAAGCCTCATTTGCATCGTCAAATGTTACTGCGTTACCTTCCGACTTAGTCGGTGCAGCTCCAAATCCACTCAACATTACTTCTTCTTCAAACGCTCTGTCAGATGACTCGGTGTCAAAGATTTCGGAATGTTGACCTTCATACCTATTATACTCCATACCAAAGAGGGCGTTTAAACCCGGCTCTAATTCCTTGGCGAGTTGTGCTCTTGAAATTGCCATAGTTTATACTCCTTATGATATAGCAGCATCAGCATCACCAGAAGAACTGGCAAATACATGATTGTTGATTTTAACGATATAAGAAATACCACCAGCAGCGTAATCAGCGTTAGTCACATCTTCTTGAATACCCACAATCATTAGAGGGTTAGAAGGATCTGAGTTTTCTGCTGTTGATATATCAATCATAGCACTTGAAATACCAGTTGTAGTATCTCCAGCTGTAGCAGTAGCTAATTGTGCTGTTTTGAATATATCTGCTCTTGCAGTTGCCTTATTAGTGCTAGTCGTATCTGATGCAATAATAAATTTTTGCATTGGATTGTCATAGACAAAACACTTTATATCGTGGTTAGTATTGGCAGTACCTGACCCTGCCCATGTGTTATTAAAGGTCAATTTACCTGTTGACGCATCAACGTATTCACATCCAGCAAAAACACCAAGGAGTTGTTTACCATCTCCATCGGCACTTGTAATTATTGCTGCGGTTCCACCTGTCAACTCGACTTCAACTGGAGAACCCTGAAAAATCGCTGAAGCATCGCTTTTGATAAAATACTGACTAGTAGAATTGATGCCACCACCAATAACACTAATCGGCTTTAACCCAAACTTTACGTTTACATTAGCCATTTATTTAGCTCCTTATAGCTTCATTATAGTTACTCGGTTGGTTTTGCTTTACCACCGAAAGATACACGACTTTGCCTCTCATTATGGATCGGCATCGAGGGATGCTGTTCCCTCATTAGGTTTTCATCCACGGCTTTCATCTGGTTGCGGGTCTGGTCCCGATAATATTCAGTTCTTTCTTCGACCGTTTCTTCTGGTATTCGTGCAAGCATCAAACCACCTACTCCGATTACCCCTGCATTCTTACCCTCTTCAATGGTTGGATACATCTCTCCAGAATCTGGATATTCATCCGCCCTAACTGGCTCCCAACCTTCTCGCAACCTTGAGTGCATATTCGTTTTATCATCCTCACCTCTTAAATGAGTTCTGATCCAACGATGTTTGTACCCAGCGGGTGCATCTGGCATTGCCAACTTTGATGGGGGTGCCCACGGTTTTCTTCTTGCCGGGGTCTTTGCACGACTTTCATTATCTCGTGTTGTTCTTTTTTCTGCCATGTTTCTACTCCTTCACATATTTAGCATATTCTTCAAGCGGAACATTCAGACGTTTCGCAATCGCTATCTGCGAAGCAGTCAACTTGACTGTTCTGCGTCCCTTTGGTGATGACGACCTAGAAGCCGTTGTCCCAGCAGAGGCGACTCTGGGAGCATTGGATTTTTTCGGAGTTTCAGCAAATTTATGCGGAAATTCTGATCTAATCCTATTATCAAGTTCATTATAGTACTCATCTGACGTAGCGTCAAACCCTTCTTCCTCAATTAATTGTTTGTGCAAGCCAAAAGCAGCATAAGTCATGGTGTTATCTTGCCCAAACCATGTGTTTTTCTTAGCCCAATCTTCTGCTTTAGGGTCTGGCTTTACTTGAGGTTGTTGTGCTTGAGTTTGTTGTGCTTGAGGTTGTTGTGCTTGTTGTGCTTTGGTTTCTCTGTCTGCTTTTAATTGAGCAAGTCTAGATTCTTCCATTGCTATTCTAGAAATATTCTGTTGAGCCTCGTACATAGCATCTGCATTACCTTCTTCTAATGCTTTTTTATATGCTTCTTTTGCAGCTATTGATTGAGATTGTACTCTTGTATCAAATTCGCCAACATAAGTTGTATCTAGCTTATCAATTCTAGTTTTTAATTCTTCGTTTTGTTTTTTAACGGCTTCAGCATATTCAACAGCAGCTTGTCTCTGTCTCTCTTCTTCACGAAATCTGTTCGTAAGTTTGCTAATCCGTTTCTTAACAGAGTCAGAATACTCAGACAAGTCATCACCATCCTCAGATTTTGGCTTATCCTTTGCTTCAACAGTAACTTCATCTGTCTCTTGCTCCTTCTCTACTACTTCAATTTCTTGACCTTCTTCTTCGGCTTCTTCAACCTTAACATCTTCTTGCATACTATACTCCGTATGTTTTGGATGCCGTCAGGATCGACAATGGTTACTCTAGTTTCTCCACCCCTATTGTCTTTATGCTCCGTAAGATTTTATGTCATCAGGATCAACGATGGTTGCAATAACTTCATCATCGTTAATAATTCTAACTTCTCCACCTTCGATTTGAAATCGTGAACCTGCGTAACGACCAATACAAACCCAATCGCCTTCCTTACACCAAGCTCCGTCTTCTCCAAATTTATCGATATCTTTATAAGCAAGAGGTCCAACTTTAGCTACATAAGCCGTAACTGTGGCTCTAGCTTCTCTTTCTCTTACTGGATCTGGGACATAAACACCACCTTCAGTTTTATCTCTACCCATATAAGGCATAACTAATATTCGCCAACCTGTTGGCTGTGGTATTCTTTGTGTTAAATTTAATTTTTTTGCTTCTTCTTCGGCTTTTTTCTTAGCGTTCCTCTGTGCTAGAACGTATTCTGGTACTATTAGAGTCATCATCCACCTTTTTTAGCAGGGTTTGTATATGTTCCAATGCGTAAGTCAATCCCTGAATCTCACCTACCATTGCCTTGTAATGACCAATATCAGATGCACTGCCACTGGTCAAGGAAATACTTATATCATCTACTCTAGTCTGTAAATCTTTTTTATATTTGTTTAAAAAATCTGCTATGTACACTAAGGTTTACCTGCATTTGTAAGATAATTAACAGCATCATTAACAAGAGTTGTTGCTTGTTTTGTAGACCCTTCGCCAAACATTGTGTCAAGTGCACTGCCTATATAGCTCTTATCATATGTTTCTGCATCATATTGTTTACTCATTGGATCTCTTGAGGCTTGATATTGAGAAGCTTGTTCTGGTATAAAATTAGATGGGTTGGCGTTTAAGTTAGCCATTAAAGAAGGTAATCCTCCACCGAGCATACTAAAAACATTTAAGGCAGCTGTATCCATACCCGATAAAGCATCTGGTTTTTGTTCTTTTATTCGACCTAATTGTGTTTGCTCTCCTAACGAACTACCAAACAAAGAACCAAAACCTTTGTTTAAATCTCTTTGTGTTTGACTAGCTAATTTGTTCGGATCAAACCCAGGTCTATTAGGATCATTCATAGGATTTACATAACGATTATAGTTTTTATTAGCTATATCAGCTATATCTCCCAGAGACGTTTGACCGCCATAGGTATAGTCTATATTTTCTGGATCTATTCCAAACATTTTACTAAAAAAGCCTTCATAGCCATACGGGTTAGTCGAGGTTATACCTCTAGCTGTTTGTAACGCTTGTTTTGCATCATAGGTATCAATGATACCTCCACCACCACCTATGTTTTGATTTCGAATAGCTGCAGCTATATTTGCATTAGTGTTGACATTATTGTCAGATACTGAAGATTGAGAAGGATCATAGCCACCACTATCAATACCCATCGAATTTGAATTACTGTAAGTACCAGAAGTATCGCCACTTAGGTCAAACTCATCTATAGCCACTTACTTGACTCCTCTAAACCCTAGTCCTTGGATAGCCATGCCACCACCACGAGAAAAACCTGGGACTCCACGACCTTTTAAGATATCTTTTTTAGTAACTTTACCATCACCCGTTAAGTCTGGAAAACCTCCACCATCTTTTCTTTTGATCAGTAACATTTTTCTAATCTTTCTTTGAGCTTCTTCTGGAGAGATTTTACCACTTACTGCATCATTCTGGATGTTTTTAAATTGACCCATCTGTGCTTTTGAAAGTTTGTCTGTATTCATTGTGGTTACGTTAGATCCACCTTTTGAATATAGAGCTGGCTTCATACCACTCAAATCTGGATTGTCCATTTCTTTTCTATATTCACCTGTTCTGAATCCATCTTTAAGATCTTCTTTTTTCATAACAGGTGCTCTACGACCTCCTATAATATCTGGCTTTAGTTGTTTTTTCTTTTTCTTTTTCTTTTTATCTGTATCAGACATTACACTCTCCAAGATTTGCGATCCACCGTCTTTTCGGTTACGACCTTTGTTAATTAAGTCTTTAGCTTTTTTTGT